GACCCGTGGGCGGGAATACCCGAAATGGAACTAATGTTCGATTCAGGATGGCCGAAATGCTAGAATCGCAACATATGGGCGAAAAACGGGAAGCAACCACAACATGTAGTGTGTGTGGCGGGGAGTGCCGTATCCAAGCCACGATGTGCGACAAGTGCGAGAACACTTTGAGGGGATGGATCCACGACTATCCCATCTGGATCCACGCCCTGCGCGAGTTCCTGGATTCGACGGCGCATTACGGAGGCCACCAGCCTGGACGTGTTAACCTGCCGTCCGCGCCCACGCCGATCAGACTCTCGGTCGTTGACCATCTGCAGGAGATCGAGGATGCGGTGACGGCGTTGTGGTGTCGATTGTATGCGCCGCCGGCCATGCCATGGGCCACAAGCATCGCGGTCCCGCCCATCGTCGACATGCTCAAGGCATGCTGGTCATGCCAGCGGTTGAACCGACTGCCGGACATCGGTTTGATCTGGCATGACTGGGAGCGGTTGGCGCGCAAGACGCTGGCCATCATCGACGTGCCACCATCCAGGCACGGCATCGGCAGGTGCCTGAATCCTCTGTGTGGAGTGGAGCTGAGTGCGGAGGTCGGCGCGGTGAGCGTTGATTGTCCGGTGTGCGGCAACGCTTATCGCGTGGTCGATGTGCGATTGGGTTTCCTGCGGGAGTGCATCGAATCGGGCAGGGCGTTCACGGCGGGGGAGTGTGCTGAGCTGCTGCGCGAATGCGGATTCCAGTGCAACGCGAACACGATTCGCTCATGGCGCAAGCGCGGCAGGCTTCAGCCGGCCGGTGAGAACGATAAGGGACGGCCATTGTACAGGCTTTCGGACGTGCATCGGCAGGTGCTGCGCCGCGACTCGATTTGACAAAATCGAAAGTGCAACGCAAAATTGTCAGTGGATTAGAGGGTTCAAACCGAGGTGACTTGGTTTGAACCCTTTTCATATCCGCCATGGATTCTCCTAACTCCCTGGGTTGCAGTCCCGTCCTGTCCGAACGGCATATCGGACACGCTCCGCCCACCCACGTCAGAGTGGGCATACACCAACAGCGGCAGGCAAGCCAATCCCGCGCTTCCGTGATGCGGTGATGCTCAAACCGCCTGTCCATGCCTTCGTAGGAATCAGTGGCAGATCGCACCGGTCGCAGATCTTCGGATCCTCTTCCTTGCGGCCGCGTGTATGCGCGGGTTCGACTCCCGCCGAAGGCGCTCCACGAATAACCTCGGGAGGGGATATCCGCAGATGACGGAATCCCTAGTCGACACGTGGTCGGCCATGCTAGGACTTCATACGAAGGAATAACCATGAGCAAGCGACGCAACGAGCGGGTCAGCAACGGATACCGGCGGCGCATGCTCAGGCAAAGAGTGCTGGCCGCATACGACGTGTGCGCCATCTGCGGCAAGCCAGTCGACAAGACATTGAAGACACCACATCCGATGAGCGCCGAAGTCGACGAGCTCGTACCGGTCTCACGTGGCGGTGATCCATACAGCTTCACTAACTGCAGGCTCACGCACCGCAGATGCAACAGGTTCAAGAGCGACAAGACAGACGAACACGCACGAGCGCTGCTGGCTGGCAGACAGGAAGTGAAAGCAAGCTCGATGCCGTTCAAAACGTTCGGCATCTGACTCCGATACCAGGGCGGGGACCCCGGGTATGCCCCCTCCCGGTCGCCTCGGGTGCAGTGCCGATATTTCTCTTGAAATTTAAGCGTAACGAATTGTGTTACGCATACGTTGAATGAAAGGCGGAATATGGCCTTTTTCAAAGCGTCAGCATCTGACATAGAACGATTTAATAAATACTTCAGAAGCACTGACCCTAGTAAATGTTGGGAATGGAACGGTGCTCATCACCCAAAGGGATATGGCACATTCCGTCTGGCAAAGACGTCCGTTCCGGCACATCGCTTCGCATATGCATTGACTCATAACATGTTTATCCCAGATGGGATGGTGATTGATCATATCTGTCACAACCGTTCATGCGTTAATCCAGACCATTTGAGAACAGTAACGGTTCAGGAGAATTCCGAATATCGTGTTTCCTGTAATAAGAACAGCAAATCCGGAATCCGTGGTGTCTACTGGCGTAACGATCGAAAAGCATGGCAAGTTGAGGTTATCAAGAATAGGAAGGCATACAAGAGAGGTCCATTCAAGACGCTTGCACGGGCGGAAGCTGCTGCAACAAGATTGCGCGAAGAACTCGGGTTCCTCACTGGTTTTGGAATGAAGGAAACGCAATGATTTGCGAAGTATGCGGTAAGCAATTTAGGCCAAGTGGTAAGGGCAGCCAACAGAAATATTGCTCCGCGAAATGCAGGCAGAAAGACTATCGGCGTCGGAAAAAGAACCGGCCCGCACAGGACCGGAACGGTAAGCCGCCCGTCAAAGCCGTGGAAACGAAACAGAAGCCGGAGCAGGATCTCGACCAGCGGAGCTTCGAACGGATGATGGACGGCAGCATGCTGGACATACTGCGAGACAACCGTGACCTGCTGCTCAAGGCCATGGCCGATCCCACGACGCCGGCGAACGCGCTGCCCGCGATCAGCCGCCAGCTCATCGACGTATGCGAACGCATCGAATCACTCCAGGTCGGTGGCCTGACCGACCTGCTGGACGATGAGGAAGACGAGGTGACGGACGATGTCGGAGCGTCGATTGTCTGAAATCGCCAAGGTCCTCCGCCAGCCGGAAGGCATCGTCGGCAGCGAGTTCACGCGAATCAACAAAGCCGCGCGCAAGGCCGGCATCCGTTTCGACTTGTGGCAGCAGGGCTTCTTGTGGCTTCTGTTCGCCAAGAACGCGGAAGGCAAGTATGCGTGTGGCGCGGACGGCGCCGTGCTGTCCAGCTGCAGGCAGATCGGCAAAACCTTCACCGTCGGCACCGCGTTGTTCCTCAAGGCGATACTCACACCGAACCTGAAAGCCATCTGGACCGCCCACCATACGCGCACCAGCGACGAGACATTCGCGGACATGTGCGAGATGGAGCATAATCCAGTGCTCGGCCGGTACGTGGAACGCATCCGCAGAGCAAACGGCCAACAGGAGATCACGTTCACGTCCGGCAGCCGCATCATGTTCGGCGCCCGCGAAAACGGCTTCGGCCGAGGATTGCACAGCGTGGACGTGGCTGTGTTCGACGAAGCGCAGATTCTCACAGTGCGCGCGATGGACAACATGATTCCGGTTTTGAACACGAGTCCTAACCCCCTGGTCGTGTATATGGGCAATCCACCCAAGCCGGGAGACCAGTGCGATGCGTTCACGGAGAAACGCATGCATGCGCTGAACCATGACGGAAACCTCCTCTACGTGGAGCTCGCCGCCGACAAGGACGCGGATCCGGACGACCGCGAACAGTGGGCTAAAGCGAATCCCAGCTATCCGGAACGTACAAGCGAACAGGCAATCATGCGCATGCGCAACAACCTGTCGGACGATTCATTCCGTCGTGAGGCGCTTGGCATATGGGACGAGACCGCCACCGCATACGCCATCAGTCCCGACCTGTGGAAGGCCGCCGAAACCGACGACGTGCCCGACGGCGGCACGGTGAGCTTCGGCATCGACATGCCGCCCGACAGGAGCGTGCTGACCATCGGCGCCGCATTGCGGTACGAGGACGGGTCAGCCGTCATCCAGATGGCGAACATCAAGGACGCGCGGCAGGCTGGCACCATGTGGGCCGTGGACTGGCTCGCCGAACGTTGGCCGAAGACCGCCAGCGTGATCATCGACGCGCAGTCCCCGGCAATGAGCTTGCTGCCCGAACTGAAGGCCGCGCACGTGAAGGTCACCGTGACGAACATGCAGGAGATGGGCCGCGCATGCGGCCGATTCCTCGACATGCTCAAAGCCGGAACGCTCAAGCACCCGCCGGACGAATACCAGCCGCAGCTGGCCGCAGCCGTCAAGGGCGCGACCACGCGTCCATTGGGACAGTCCGGCGCGATCGCATGGAACAAGCTCGGCTCGGATATCGACATAACGCCGCTCGTATCAACCACGATCGCCCTGTACGGGGCGTTCACGACGAAACGACATCCGGGAAGACGACAGGAGGTGATGTTCTGATGGTGTTCTACATGGCCGACGGCACAACGGTAAGTGTCGCTCCGAAATTC